CGGGATTTGATTGCTTACAAGCGGTCGTTGCGTTTGGCGCGTGAGCGTGGGTGGGTTGCTCCGTTGGCGTGGGATGACATTGACGCTGATGTGGAGCCGCCTACGGCTGAGGCTGTTTCGGTTGATCCGGTGGCGGTGGAGTTGGCTTTGGCTGGCGTGCCCATGAAGTTGTCGCATGACGAGTTGCGTGAGGCGGTCAGGCGGGGCGTTGAAATGCGTTTGTCTGATGGTGCCATTTCGGTTTTGGCGGGTGTGGCTGATCGGACTGTGTGGCGTATTCGTGGCGAGCTTGGTTTGGCGACTCCGTTAGAGCCTGGGCAGAAGGTGGCCGCATGAGTGCACTGTTCGAGCTTGAAGAGTTCACGGAAACCGTCTGGCAAGTTGTGGGCCAGTGGGGTCTGTGCGGGTTGTGCGGTGCGAAGTCGAACTACAACCAAGGCAGCACCCTCACCGGATGCGTTTGCGATGCGTGCGCGACGATCGACCGTTGCGACCGACGCACCGATTCAGGCGACCACGTCTCTCACTGGGGGATCCCTCACACCGTTGACGAGCACGACGGGCAGGTGCGCGGGCAAGCTCGTCGCCGTGCGCGGTATCTCAAGGCGGTGAGCTCGTGACGATGTTGCAGATGTTCCAAGACGAGATTGTGGCGCACGAGGCGCGAGTTCTTGACGTTCGATGCGCATCCTGCATCGGTACGGGCAGTCGATTGAACGGCGACGTGTGCGAGTTCTGTTTCGGTGCGGGCTGGTTGGTTCTGGGTGACCATGAGCCGCCGTGCGTGGCATGTAACGACCCTCGACGCAGTAGCCGGCCAAATCCTCCGGGCTACTCGTGGAAGGCGATTGCATGAGCACGTCGAAGCTGTTGGTGCGGAAGGTTTTTGATCGTGACGGGAATCGTTGCGCGTGGACTGGCATGGAATCCGACCGGCTCGTGCCGCATCATCGAGCGAACCGAGGTCATGGCGGCAGGCCGTCACTGAACCGTCTGTCGAACCTGATTCTTCTTGATTCGCATATCAACGGGCTGATCGAGTCAAATCATGAGTGGGCTGCGGAGGCTCGGAGGCGTGGGGTGAAGATCAGCTCGCACGCTAATCCGTCGTTGGAGCGTGTTTGGTTGGCTTGGGCTGGCTGGGTGCGGTTAGACGACTTTGGGGGCGTTACAGACGCACAGTAGGCCGCGTCACACCGTTTCAAGCGTTGTGCAGTACATCGTGCAGTAGACTTGCAAGCAAGAGAATGCCCCCGCATCCGTTTTGGCGGAGCGAGGGCGTAGCCACTCCACCACCTTCTAGAGCAATTGGAGCAACTGAAATGATCTTACCCGATTGGCTGATGTATACCGGCGCGCCCGATTGGGTCGGTTTTATGACCATGGAGTCTGTCGCCGCGGAATACATGATTTCCGAGGATGGCAGAGCTAACTTCATCCGCACTATTGACGCGATGAGCGAAGCTGAAGCAAAACGAATGCTTTTTTGGGTGGCTAGTCAGTTGCAGAACATCGGTGATAAAAATGCCGTGGTTTAAAGTTGACGACGGCTTCTGGTCGCACCCTAAAGTTCTCGACCTTTCCGTCGATGCGCTTGCGCTGTGGGTTCGCGCGGGATCTTACTGCGCTGGTCACCTCACTGACGGTGAAGTGAAGCCGTCAATTTTGCGGCTTATGGGTGCCGAGTCAAACCACGCTGACGAGCTCGTGGCTGCCGGTCTTTGGAATCTGATTGACGGCTCGTGGTGGTTTCACGATTGGGCCGAATACCAACCGCCTGCGTCTGCGACTAAAGAGAAGCGGGCCGCCGTGTCTGCCGCTCGTAGCCAAGCCGGTAGCAAAGGTGCGGCAAGTCGATGGCAAAACGATGGCAAAACGGATAGCAAGTTGCCATCCGTTAGCCATGACACTGCCGATGGCAAACCGATAGCCCCGACCCGACCCGACCCGACCACTACTTCTTACGAAGTAGTAGAGGTCGCCGCTAAACGCGGCTCCCGCCTCCCCATTGATTGGATGCCTTCGATTGAGATGAAGGCATGGGCAGTTTCAAAACGGCCTGACCTGAATATTGCGGAGCAACTGGAGGCCTTTCACGATTACTGGCAATCGGTTGCGGGTGCTAAGGCGGTGAAACGCGACTGGGATGCCACTTGGCGTTCGTGGATCAGAAATCAATACGCGTCGAAGATCCCAGATTTTTCTAAGCCGACGGTGTCCGGTGTCATGTCACCCGATGAGTGTGCCCGGCATCCCTACTATCCAGCCTATGCGTGTGAAAAGTGCGCTGCTGAAGTCACGAGTGCCGCATGAGTGATTTTGCGTATAGGCCCGATGTTGTCGATGCAAACATGCAAGCGTGGGGAGCGTTTGTCTCGTCTCTCAATCAAGTTGAGCTCGAGCGCGAACGGATGCGGTTCACTGCCGAGCTCGCAAACGAAAGACCGGGGTGCCGTCGGCAACGTCAAGTCATGTTCGCCCATGACAAGCGTGTGGTGCGATTCTGGGCCGATTTCGTGCCGGGTGTGTATGTTGCTCCGGTAGAGGTTGTGAAGGTGGCAGAGAAGCCGGCACGAGTGCCAAAGGTGAAGGCGCAACCGAAGTTCACGGAGGCACAGCTGCGGATTGCGTTACTTGTTGCAAACAATGCGACATCTACAAAATGAATAACATCATCCAAAAAACGAGAGGGAACATGATGAAGCAGGGCATGAGGGTTCAGGTTGTTGGCACGGTTGAGCGTGAGGCGCAGTACAAGAACGGGCAGGTGTATACGGTTGCGGTGACTCGTGATGGTGCGCAATATCCGGATCGGGTGACGGTGTGGGGTACGTCGGAGACGCAGCGTTTGGCGGTTGGGCAGTTGGTGAAGGTTGAGGGGTTGTTGTCGTGGAAGGTTGAGGAGTACAACGGGAAGTCTCGTGCGCAGGTGTCGGTGAACTTTCCGAAGGTGGAGGTCCTTGACAGTGTGCAGGCTCCGGCTCCGGTCGTGAATGCGTTGGCGGATAACGACACTCCGTTCTAGAAACTTGCTGTCTCGTATTGCGTTCGTCATACGCGGGGTGCATACTAGACACATGAACAACGACACCTACACCGCCCAAGAGCTGCGCGACATGATCGAGTCGGCTCGCAATCACACCCGCGAGGCCGAGCGTTTGGGCCTGCGTTGGTTTGCTCAAATCTGCCGCCAGGATCGTCGGAAGCTTGAGGCCCAACTGGAAGCCCTGGTGACCGCATGAGCGCCACGAAACAGCAGGCAGACCGTCTCGCGCTTGCGCTCATGCAGGCGCGAGGCCTGCCCGACACCGACGACAACTACGACGCGGCAATGGCCGAGATTCTGTCTGCCTGTGAGTCGGTGACCGCGTGAGCATCCGCAAGCCGATGGAGGCCCGTAGCGTGCGGGTCTCCTCGGTGCTGTGGCAGAACGCGCAACAGGTTGCCGAGGTTCGCGGCGATTTGCTGTCCGAGGTGATCCGGGCTGCACTTGTGGCGTATGTGAAGAAGCACGCAAAGGAGGCCCGCAATGACTGACCGCTACTCGGCACAATCCGGGCAGATCACGACTCCGCGTGTCATACTGGCCGCGCAACAATCTGACACTTCCACGACAGCACAGGGGTGAGCTCGTGTCTTTCCGAGAGAAGGCAGAACAAACCGAAGAACTGGGTCCAGGTGTACCCTGCGGTGTCGCCGTACTCATGGAAACCCTCGAGGGCGACGACCTAAACTGGTTTGTTGAGGTCATTGCAGACGAAAACCGGAAACACATTTGGATATCTCGAGTGCTGCGCGCAAACGATGTAGACGTTTCCGCAAACATCATCGGGCGGCATCGGCGTAAGGACTGTCGTTGTGTCGCTTAGACAGCACGGCAACGCAGCTGAACCGTTAGAACCGGTCGGGCAAGTCGAGGTCGGCCCTGACGGTGGCGAGTTCACCAACATTCGCACAACCGAACCGCTGACCGACTGGACACACATTTTCGCTCGGTTCGGTCTCGACTCCGAGCTGTTCGAGATCGTCGGCGACACAGTACGCATGTCGCAATGGCAACAATCTGCGCGCACGGCTGACGGCGACCGCGACATCGTAAACCTGTATTCGTATCGGGCACGGTTTCGCCGGCGACTGGAAACGATCGACCTGCCTGCTTTGTATGCGGAGGCAAGTAAACCTTCCCGTAAGCCAGTTACGCGCAAACATTCTTCCCAAGGTCGAACAACGGTCGTCGTGTTTGCTGATCCGCAGATCGGCAAGACAGGCCGCAGGGGTGGCACTCCGGAACTTCTTGCACGTCTCGCAGAAAAGCGGGCATTGCTTCAGCCGTTGTTGGCTAAACGTAAGCCCAGCCGCCTGTTACTTACAGATGCCGGTGATGGCTTTGAAGGCTTCGAGAGTGGCGGCAATCCGATGTTCACCAACGATCTGTCGTTGGCGCAGCAGATGGATGCTTACGGGGTTGAGTTGTACAAGTTCATTGAACTGATGCACACGTTTGGGCCGGTTGATGTTGCGGCGGTTCCGTCAAATCACACGGCATGGCGTAACGGGAAACAGAACCTCGGCAACCCGCAAGACGACCTCGGCCTGTTCGTGCATCGGCAAGTACAGAAAATTGTTGAGGGACAGAACCTCAAGGTCACCTGGCATTACCCCGCACCGTACGACGAGTCTGTGGCGGTTGATGTTGGCGGCACTCGTGTGGGCATGGTTCACGGTAATCAATTCGCCCCTGGTCAGTCGGTGACTTGGTGGGAGCGGCAAACGTTCGGAGCGCAGTCGGTCGCATCGGTTGACGTGCTCATTCACGGCCACTATCACTCGTTCTCGGCAAACGTGGCAGGGCGAAACCCTGTGACCGGGCGGCAACGATGGGCACTCGGCGCACCAACACTCGACAACGGTTCCGACTGGTTCCGACAGATCCGAGGCCGAGACTCCGACCCTGGCTTGCTGGTGTTCGACGTTGACGCAAACGGGTTTGACCTGGGCAGTCTGGTGATCCTGTGAGCGTCATATCGGCTAAGACGTGTTCGTGTGGCTTGCCGATGACTTCGCACGCTGGAGTGTGGCTGTGCCGTTCCTGTGACCAACCGTGGAGGGTTGAATGAGTAACAAACCTGCCGACAATGGGCAAGAAGAAACACCACGCACCGACAATTGGGGAACAGTGGCAGACCAACTTGACGAGACCATGCGGCAACGGCTGCTCGAGTTCGGAAAGTCGATCCTGTGACGCGCATTGTTGGCTTAGCGCCGTGGCCGTTTCTGCCGGCACAATCGGGCGGCACAGAACGCACCTTCAAATTGTTTGCGGCGCTCGGCAAGATCATCACGTTTGCGATCGACTGGCACGGCAACAACAACCGGCAACAGGTCGGCGACATTGACTACCGAGTAGTGGCGGCACCTGCGGCAGCTCGGAACAAGGCAGAGCGGTTACTGCAAAACGGGGTGGCAACCTTCGACCCTATGCCGATGTTGGTGAAGGGCGACCTCGGAGACCTGCGCGCACAGGTCGCCGAGCTCGAGCCTGACGTGATCGTGATGGAGCATCCGTGGTTGATCGACTTCGTACCGGACTCGGCACGACTCGTACTCGATGCGGCAAACTGCGAAACGCTAAACACTCAACAGCAATACCCGCGCAGCTTCGACGTCGAGCTGGTAGCAAATCTTGAACGGCGCGCGGTCGAACGCGCCGACCTCATCACCTATGCGTCGGAGAGTGACGCGCAAGCATTACGAAAACTGTTCAACCCAACCGCACCCATGTTGCACATTCCGAACGGCACCGATTTACCGGAAACGATAAGCGACGGCACAACCTGCAACCTCATCTTTATTGGCTCGGTGTATAACCCGAACATTGCCGCAGCACAACTGCTTGCAAGCCAAGCCGTACTGCTTCCCGACTACGAAATCCACATCATCGGCGGGTGTGCCGACTATGTGCAAAACCCTGCCGACAACGTCACCCTTCACGGGCATGTCACTGACGAGCAACGAGACCACCTATTCAACACAGCGCACGCGTTTGTGACGCTCACCACGCACGGTTCCGGAACACACTTGAAGGTCAGTCGAGCACTCGCGCACGGCCTGCCCGTCGTAACAACTCCGCTCGGCGCTCGAGGATACGACACACGCGGCATCACCATCACGACCATCGGAGACCTGCCCGAGAAGATACGCGCCATGTCAAACGACTGGGCAACACAATCACAGCTCGCACGAGAACAAGGCGCAGAACTTTCATGGCCTGCAATCCAAGCCACCTTCGCTAAGGCCGTCAATGACCTTCAATAAACCCTGCATCGAATGCGGCACACTCTCACGGTCAACCCGATGCCCAACACACCAACAAGCACACGACCAAGCCAAAGCCGCAAGACAAAACACACCAGAACGCAAAGCACGCAAAGCAGCCCTCTACACTTCGGCCTACAAACGCCAAGCGCAATGGATACGCAACAACGCAATCGCATGTCACCTATGCGGCAGGGGGGCCATACCTGGCGACCCATGGCAAGCCGACCACCTGATTGCAGGCGATCCAACATCACAACTTGCCCCCGCCCACCGGTCATGCAACGCACGACGAGGCAACAAGCCACTAAGCCGCTGACGCACCCCCCGGTGGCACTCATGGGGGTGGGGTCTTTTCTGCCAACGCTTCACGAGGTCACCCCTCAGCCAAGCCTTCTGTGCATGTGGTCGGCGCTGACCCGTTTTTGGTACGGATTGACCTTGCGCCCGGTACACTACTTACATGCGAAATTGCAAGAGGTGCGGCGTTGAGTTTCACGCGCTGGGCAATCGAGGCCGGGTGAGGGTTTATTGCAGTGCGGAATGCCGCGTGAAGCCCAAAGCGTTGGTGGAGTGCCGGTATTGCGGTAAGCGCGTGGAGCTCGATTTGCTCGGTGGCACGCGCAAGAAGTACTGCAATAACTCGTGCAAAGATCGGTTGCGCAGCGCGCTAAAACGGCCCGACCCGCTTTCAATGAAGTGCAAGATTTGCGGCGAAGATTACGAAACGCAACGTAAGGACAGCATGACTTGCGGTAGCAAAACTTGTCGGGCTGAATGGGTGCGTCGTTCTATGCGCGAGCGCGAGCGAATCATGCGTCAAAATTTGCCACCAACTAAAGTTCTGACGTGCGCTTGGTGTAAGAACGATATTGTCGTGCCGAGGTCTTTGACTGGCGGGCGCAGGTATCACGAGACGTGCAAGCTCGAGGCGCGTCGGGCTAACTATCGGCGGAAGAACACGATGCGCCGAGGCGTAGTCGGAGCGCAGCCCATTCGCATCATGGACATTGGCGACCGTGACCGCTGGCTTTGTCAATTGTGCGGGAAACCCGTTGACCGTTCGCTGTCCGGGAGGCACCCGGAAGGGCCGACTGTGGATCACATATTGCCGATTTCTAAAGGTGGGCAAGACACTTTGGAAAACGTGCAGCTCGCGCACCATCGATGCAATTCGTTGAAGGGTAACCGCGTTGAGTAACGAAAAGCCGGCCGAGGTCAAACGCAAGACTGGTTCAAAGCACTACAACCCTGGCCCGGTTGTGATTGCGTTGCCGGAAGCAGTGGGCACGCCAGAGCCTGAGCGATATCTTGGCGCGGCGGGTTCGGCGTTGTGGTCGAAGGCGTGGCAGGTCGGGCGCATGTGGATCAGTGACATTACCGATGCGGATTTGTTGCTTATGACGTGTGAACAATTTGACGAGCGAGAGGTCTTGCGCTCAATGGTCATGGATGATCCTGGCGCGTGGCGTGAACGTGCTGCGTTGCGCGAGCTAGAAAAATCAATTCGGCAGGCTTTGTCGTTGCTTGGTTTTACTCCCGCAGATCGTATGAAACTTGGGGTGGCTGAGGTCAAGAAGTCGGCTTTGCAAGAGTTTATGGAGCGTCAACGTAATGGCGAGTAGTTGGCCGCCGGCATATTTGACTCCGGTTGATGAGGCGGCGATGCGTAGGGGTAGTGGTCGGTACGCGGCACAGTTTGCGGAGTTGTTTGGGTCGGTTGGTAAGGATGGGATTGCAGGTCTTGCGGGTTCTGCGTTGCGGTTGCGATCGTGGCAGAAGTCTTTGCTTGAGCATTTGTATGCGCGAGACGAGAACAGGGGTTTGGTGGCACAGACGGCGCTGATTGGGATGCCGCGCAAAAATGGCAAGTCGGCACTCAGCTCTGCCGCTATCGGTCTTTATTCTTTGATTGGCGAAGGCGTGCAAGGTGGCGAAGTAATCGCGGTTGCTGCGGAGAAGGAGCAGGCGCGCATTGTCTTTGGTGAGGCTCGGCGCATGGTGGAAGCGTCGGAACTTTCCGAGCTGGTGACGATGTACAAAGACTCGCTATATGTGCCTTCGACGCAATCAGTGTTCAAAGTTGTTTCGGCTGAGGCGTACTCAAAAGAAGGTCTCAACCCTTCTCGCGTGATTATGGATGAGTTGCATGCGCACCGAGACCGCACCTTGTTTGATGTGTTTTCGTTGGCTATGGGTAACCGTGGCAAGATCGGGCAGCTTGTGGCAATTACGACGGCGGGTGTGAAGTCTGATTCGACGGGCCGCGACTCGGTTTGTTATGGCTTGTATCAGTACGGGAAGAAGGTTGCGTCGGGCGAGATTGACGACCCTGCGTTTTTCATGGCGTGGTGGGAGGCACCTGAGGGGATGGATTTTCGGTCTCGTGAGGCGTGGCAGATTGCGAATCCGGGTTTTGACGACCTCGTGGCCGCGTCGGATTTTGAGTCTGCGGTGAAGCGCACACCTGAGCCGGAGTTTCGTACCAAGCGGCTGAATCAGTGGGTGTCGTCGGCGGTGTCGTGGTTGCCGGGTGGGGCGTGGAATGAGTGCGCGTCGGAGGTTGCTCTTGACGTGCCTGACGGTGCCGAGATCGTGCTCGGGTTTGATGGTTCGTATTCGGGTGACTGTACGGCGATCGTGGGGGCGGTTGTGCAGCGCGACGACGAACCTATCCAAGTGTTTTTGGTGAAGGCGTGGGAAAAGGATTTGGCGCAAGACGGCGACGACTGGCGGGTGGACATTGCCGAGGTCGAAGCGACGATCGTGGAGGCGTGCCAGCGTTACCGGGTGCGCGAGATCGTGTGTGACCCGTTCCGTTGGCAGAGGTCGATGCAGGCGCTCGAGGATCAAGGTTGGCCGGTTGTTGAGTTTCCGCAGTCACCTTCGCGCATGATCAAAGCGTGTGCAAAGTTTTACGACGCGGTCGTGGCGGGTGGGATAGTTCACGACGCAGACCCGCTGTTAGCTCGCCATTTGGATAACACGATGACGAAACTCACTCCGGCCGGGCCGCATGTGAAGAAAGAAAACCCTAACAGTCCTCGGAAGATTGACGCGGCTGTGGCGGCTATCATGGCCGTTGACCGTGCGACTGTTGGTAGTATCGAACAAGTAGTTCCGCAGTTCTTTGTTTAGGGGTCACATGCGCACTCTGTTGGAAGTGGTTGGCTGTCTGTTGATCGTCGGCGGCGTGGCCTTGTTTAGCGTTCCGGCTGCGCTGATCGTCGCAGGCGTTTTGGTGATCGTGTTTAGTTTGGCGGTTGGCTAATGCTTGAACGACTGTTTGAGACTCGAGCTGTGACGGCGCAAGCGTTGTTTGCTTCGGGCAGTGACTTTCCGACTGGTGGCACGAGGTCGGAGGTCGTTATCAACTCCGACACGGTGTTTCAAGTCAACGCTGTGTTTTCGGCAGTGTCACTGATTGCTGACACTATTTCGACGCTCCCCCTAGACGTGTTTGTGCGACGCGACGGTGCTCGCTATCCGTTCCGACCTAAGCCGGTGTGGGTTGATAAGCCTGACGTTGACTTGCCGCGTGAAGCGTTCTACTCGGGCGTGATTACGTCTCTGCTGCTTGACGGTAACGCGTTCATTCGCGTGTTTTCTAACTCGCGTGGCGAGGTGTCGTCTTTGGCGGTGCTGAATCCGACGAACGTGAAGGTTGTGCGGTCGGGCATTGGCCGGCTGGTGTTTACGCTTGTTGATACGGGCGAGGTTGTGCCGTCTGAAGATGTCGTGTTCATTCCCGATGTGGTGCGGCCTGGTTCGGTGCGTGGCGTGTCTCGCGTGGAGGCGTTGAAAGAAAACTTTGGGCTTGCGTTGGCGCTCGAGCGGTTCGCGTCAACATTCTTCGGTCAGGGCACCACGTTGGCGGGTGTTATCGAGTTCCCCGGCAACCTGACGCAAGAGCAAGCCGACACCCTCTCGGCAGGGTTTGACACTCGCCATAAGGGTTGGCGCAAGTCAAACAAGACTGGCGTTCTGACTGGTGGGGCGAAGTGGGTTTCGACTCAGGTTGACCCGGAGAAATCGACGCTGGTTGATTCGCGTAATCAGTCGGTGCTTGACATTTGCCGCGCTTTCAACGTGCCGCCTCACTTGCTGGCAATTACTGAGGGTTCGAGCTCGTATGCGTCGGTTGAGCAAACGAATCTTGCGTGGGTGACGCACGGTTTGCGCCCGATCATTCAGAAGATTGAGGGGGCCATGACTCCGCTCATGGCGCGCACTTGGGTCGGCGAAAATGCGTTTCTAAAGTTCAACCTTGATGGTTTGCTTCGCGGCGACATTGCGACCCGAGCGAACTTCTACGCATCGGGTTTGCAGAACGGTTACATGACAATCAATGATGTTCGACGCATTGAGGATTTGCGACCGATTGAGGATTCGGCTGCCGAGACGGTGCGGGTGCCGTTGGCAAATATCAACATTGATGCGGCGGATCTGTCGAGCACTCAGTTGCGTGTGCAAATGGCGCTACAGCTTGTGCAGGCGGGCTATCAGCCGGAGCAGGTGTTGAGCAGTCTGGGCTTGCCGCCTGTGCCTCACACGGGCATCCCGTCGGCGCAACTTCAACAGGTGCCGATTGAGCCGGTCGAGGTCGAGATGATCGAATTGAATTACATTGAGTTGCCTGATGTGGATAACGAGCAATGAGTCCTATATTTTCTGCTCAGTTCAGCATTGGCACGGTTCCGTCGTTGGTTGTCACTGATCAGGCTTCGGCGCAGGTTGTTTACGTTCACAACGAAGAAACAAGCCAGGGTCACAAGGTTTATTTGGGCGGCTCGGCGGGCGTGTCAATTACGACTGGGCATCATTTGGCACCTGCGGGAGATTTGACTTTGACGCTGGGGCCGCAAGACCAACTGTGGGCGGTGGCGGATGCAAATTCTAGGAAGATTACTTTGCTGAACGTGCGGCAGGACTAATGGAGGAAACCATGACAAAAGTCGAAACCCGAATCAATCCGGTTGAGTTTGAGCTGCGCGAGACTGACGGCGGCGGCATGGCGTTTACTGGTTACGCGGCTGTGTTTGATTCGCCTTCGGAGCCGTTGCCGTTTACGGAGCGTGTCGCGTCGGGTGCGTTTGGCCGTTCCCTTCGTACTCGTAACGACGTCAAACTGTTGTGGAATCACGACGCGGGCGAGGTGCTCGGTTCGACGCGGGCTAAGACGATGACGCTAGTTGAGGATGGGCGCGGCCTGTTGGTTGATGCGGAGTTGCCGCAGACTACTCGCGGTCGTGACGTTGCCGAGTTGCTGAGGCGTGGCGACGTGGACTCAATGAGTTTTGGATTCACCACGTTGAAGGATTCGTGGGATTCTGAGGGCAACAATCGCACTTTGCAGGCCGTGCGGTTGCACGAGGTCTCAATTGTCGCGTTCCCGGCTTACCGGGCTACTACGGGCACGACCTCGGTGCGCGGCTTGTTCCGTCTTGCGCAGCGCGCATCGGTTGACCCGACATTGCTGGCCGAGGCGTTGCTCAAGATCGAGTCGGGCGAGGAGATCAGCCAAGACGATCGCGCAATTGTGACGGCGGTTCTTGACGAGCTGGCACCGATGAAAGACGTTGTGACGTTTGAGTCTGAGCCGCCCCCTTCGATTCTTGGCGACATGGGTCTCCTTGAGCTCAAGAAGGCCAAGTTGAAGGTGTTGGAGTACGGCGGTGCTTGAGCGCGACGAGATCGTGCAAGCAATTCTTGACGCGGCAGGTAATCCGGTGTCGGGTGTTGTGGTTGAGCAGGTCGGCGTGTGGGCTGACGCGGTTGTGGCGATTGATGCGGTGAAGCGCACAACGTACAAGCGCGAGGGCTGGGAAACGCGCGACGTTTAGTGTCATAGACATAAAGTCTTATAGTGTCGTAGGATTGCTATAACAGATGTGCGTCATCGCTGCTGTTGCCGGTTGAGCGTCATCGCCACCAAATCACAATCAACCCCAACACATTAGGAGCATCACATGTCTGAGTTCATCAAGACTCAGCGTGAGGCCCGCGCTAACCTCATCATGCAGGTTCGAGACGTTATCGAAACTGCCGAGGCTGAGAAGCGTGGACTTGTCGCTGAGGACAACCAGAAGATCGAACGTATCGAAGCTGACATCACTCGCCTTGACGAGTCGATTGGTTACGCGGAGCGTTCGGAGCAGCGTCGTCTTGAGGCTGAGCAGGCCGCCGGCACGTTTGTGCCTGCTGTTGCTGGCGCGGAGTCGGTGCGCGACATTTTCGCGGCTATGGCTACGGGTGAGAAGCGGGGACACAACTTCTCGCACGAGAAGCGCACTCTTGTTCCTGCTACGGCTACGGTTCCGGTCGGCTTCCTTGACCGCGTGTTCGGTCTCGCGCGTCTCGTTGGCCCGATGCTGGACACGTCTGAGGTCATCACTCGTGACTCGGGCGAATCGCTTCGCCTTCCCACGTGGACTGCCTACAGCACTGCGTCGATCACGGCGGCTGGTTCTGCTATCGCTGAGTCCAACCCGACTTTCGACAGCATCCTGCTGAGCCCGCGCAAGACCTCGTTCATCGTGCAGCTCGCTAACGAGCTCATCATGGATGCCGGTTTCGACATCGAGGCTGTCATTGCTGAGCAGGCCGGTAACGCTATCGGCTTCTCGGTCAACGCCTTGGCGACTACGGGTACGGGCACCACGCAGCCGACCGGTATCGTCGTTGCGGCTGGCTCGGGCATCACGGGCGGCACCACGGCAATCACGGCTGACAACCTCATCGACCTCGCGTACAGCGTTGACGGTGCGGCTCGTCGTCTGCCCGGTGTCGGCTACCAGGCCAACACTCAGACCATCGGTGCCATTCGCAAGCTGAAGGACACTGCCGGTCAGTACATCTACAACGTGGTCACTGGTGCGCCCGACACGGTTCTCGGTTTCCCCATCTTCGAAAACCCGGCAATGGCAAACATCGGTACCGGTGCGCGACCGGTCATCTTCGGTCACCTGCCTTCGTACAAGATCGTCACCACTGGTCTTGACGTTGCAGTGTCCTCGGATGCGTACTTCGCTGACGATGTGACGGCGTACCGCTTCACGTACCGTTTCGACGGCAACCTGACGCACGCAGCACACGTGAAGTACCTGGCGAACGCGTAACCTTCGCACAGACTGAGGCCCCCCGGTCGTAGGTTCCGGGGGGTCTCTTCTGTTTTCGGCGTAAAGGTCTACACTTTACGCATGGCGAAACCTACACTTCGCGGCGCTGTGTCTATCGCGTCGAACAGTTACAACATGCCGACCGGGTACGGGCAACAGGTGAAACAGTTGGCCGATCGTATGGTGCGGTCGGGGCTGAAAGTAGCAAACCTGTCTAACTTCGGACTTGAGGGCAATCAGTCGGAGATTCGTACTCCGCATGGCCCTATGGCGCATTATCCGCGCGGCTACAAACCGTTTTCGGATGATGTCATCCCGGTCTGGCATGAGCACTTTACGGCGCAGCATCCGAAGTTGCCTTCGGCAGTGCTGACGTTGTTTGACGTGTGGGTGTACAACGATTTGCAGTTCGACGGCGACGTGCTCGCTTGGGTGCCGCTCGATCATTTGACGTTGCCGCCTAACGTGCAACGGTTTCTCATGCGCGGCAACGTGTCACCTGTCACGATGTCGCCTCACGGTCAACGGCAGCTCGAGGGTGTCGGCATTGACTCGACGTACATTCCGCACGGTATCGACATGCAAGTGATGAAGCCGACCGAGTCTGTTTTCGGTGTGCCGACGCGCGAATACTTGTCTGTGCCAGAGGATGCGTTTCTCGTGTCGATGGTTGCGGCAAATAAAGCGAACGGGTTGGTGCATCGCAAAGCAATCGCCGAAAACCTGCTGGCGTTCAGCCTGTTTCGTCAAGATCACCCCGATGCGTACCTGTATCTCCACATGGAGCCTTCAAATGCGTTTGGCGGGTTCAACATTGGGGCGTTACTGAAACGGGTTGGTCTCACTGACGAGTTCGTGCGCGTGCTCAACACTGACGTAAACCGGCTCGGATACCCCGCAGAGGCCCTAGCAGCCTTCTACACGGCCTCGGATGTGCTTTTAGCGGCTAACTATGGGGAAGGGTTCGGCGTTCCCGTAGTGGAGGCGCAGGCGTGCGGCACGAGGGTAATCACGTCGAGCTGGTGTGCGACGGAAGATTTAGCCGGCGAAGATTCGTGGCTGGTGGCTGGTCAAGAGTTTTGGGATGAACCGCAACAGGCTTGGTTCAAAGTGCCAAACATTTCGAGCATTTTGGGGGCGCTGCGTTTGGCGTACGAGGCCGACCGAGGCGTGTCAGATAGTTCGTTGAAGTTCGCGCGACAGTTCGATGCCGACCGGGTATGGAATGACTCGTGGGTGCCGTATTTGTCGAAACGGTTTCCGGTGTGACTCGGTTTGTGTTGGTGCCGACAAAGAAACCTAACGATTCGCTTGCGGGTCTCGTGCGTGTTATTGCGGAGTCGGGTTGGCAGTCGGTTGTGATGGTTTACCCCGAGCATGTCGAGCTCGCACCGGAAGCCGACCATTTACTCGTGAAGGTGGGCGACACATTCAACAAGTGGGTAAATCAGGCGTTTGACTGCTTGCTCGCGCTTGAGCCTGAACCGCTCGTTGTGGTGATGAATGACGACATTGAGATTCCGGCAGGGGCGTTGACTTCACTGTTTGACGCGCTCGAGCATGCTGACCTTGTTTCGATGTCGGGCCGTGGCGAAATGGTCACCCCTGCTCCGCTTGAGCCGCACCTGTTTGCCATTCGACCGTCAACGATGCGACTGCCTGACCCTAACGGTTTGGCGTTGTGGTGGTGGAACACTGACCACATGTATCACAAGGCTGTGGCGGAGGGTAAACGGATCACGTTTGTTCGACCGGTTCCGTACGTTCACAGATCACCTAACGGGCAGTCTGACGGTTCATGGCGTTACCCAACCGAGTTTGACTATTCGGTGCAGGCTGACCATGACTGGTTTTGGTCGCAGTGGTGGCATTTAGACCCGGCGCATTCTGGCTGCTATTTGAATTGGTGGCCGGGGGCAATTCCTCAAGGTCAAGAACATGTTCGACAGTGGGGGCCGAATGTCTAAGACGGTTTATACGGGCGGCACGTTTGATTTGCCTCACGCGGGCCATGTGCGGTTCTTGCGGCAGTGTGCAGAGCTCGGCGAGGTTGTCGTGTCCCTGAACACTGACGAGTTCATTACGGCGTATAAGGGGCGACCTCCGGTGATGTCGTTTGACGAGCGTGCGGAAATCATTGCCGAGTTTGCATCGGTCGCGGGTGTGATCCCGAATACGGGCGGTCATGACTCGAGGCCAGCCATTGACGAGGTGCAACCCAACATTGTGGCGATCGGTTCTGATTGGGCGGTGCGCGACTATCACGCGCAAATGGGTTTCGATCAGGCATGGCTTGATGCTCGCAACATTTGGTTGCTTTACATTCCGTACACGGTGGGAGTTTCCACGACGGCTATTCGGGCACGGTTGGCCGCTGACGTTCTTTGACGCGCTAGAATCGGCGCATGGCAATTACTAACGGTTACTGTTCACTCGCTGAGGTGAAGGCTGCGTTGCGCATTACCGACCTCGTAGACGATGCACTGTTGGAGTTGTCGGTGGAAGCCGCAAGCCGCGAGATCGACGGCTACTGCCAACGCATTTTCTACCAGCGCACGGCGCAAACTCGCGTCTACACTCCGGAATCGTATTTTCTGTGTCAGACCGACGACATCGTGACGTTGACGACACTTCAAACGGCGACAGACGGCAGCAACTTCGATACGACTTGGGCGGCGGCTGACTATCAGCTCGAACCGCTAAACGGGGTCTCGGGCGGCTTGCAGGGGCAACCGTTCACCCGCATTCGAGCGGTTGATAACAACGTGTTCCCGATGTATATGTTGAGCGAAGCGACGGTGCGAATCACTGGCACCTTCGGTTGGCCGGCTGTTCCAGTCGATGTGAAGCAGGCCTGTCTGCTGTTGGCGATGCGTCAGTTCAAACGGTATGACTCGCCGTTGGGTGTGGCGGGCTTTGGCGACATGGGTGCGTTGCGTGTGGGTCGCACCGATCCCGACGTGGAAGCCCTGCTAAGCCCGTATAAGCGTGCGGTGGCGGCGTGACTATCCAAGACATCAGAGACGGCCTTAGAGACCGTTTGCAGACCATTACGGGGCTGCGTGCGTCGGACACTATCCCGGAGCAAATCAACCCGCCTATCGCGGTTGTCTCGGTCGGCACGATTGACTATGCGCAGTCGTTTGGCGGGAACGGTTTGACGGCGTATAACTTCGTCGTGACCGTGTTCGTGTCTCGACCGTCGACGCGCTCCGGTCAAAATCTGCTCGACAACTATATGGAGCCTTCGGGGGCGACATCGGTCAAAGCGACGCTCGAAACTGTGCCAGGTTTGTCGGGTGCAAGCCAAGACGTTTTCGTTTCCGGCGTGAACAACGTCGGGAGTGTAACATTAGAGGACAGCAACACATACTTGACCGCTGACTTTGCGGTTCTGGTCTACAACTAAGGGGACATCGTGCCTAAATTCGTAGCAACTGACTACAACGTGACGATCAACGGCTCGAATTTTTCGACCTCGATTGCTGCGTTGACGTTTGACATTTCAGCCGAGGAGCAGGAGACGACCTCCTTCGGCACGACGTACCGCACTCGCATTGGCGGTCTGCGTGACGCTTCGGTCACTCTCGACTTCCACCAGGACTTTGCAGCTGGAAGCGTTGACGCAACCTTGTTCCCGCTGCTTGGGTCGTTTGCGACTGTTGTTGCCAAGCCGACCTCGGGCACGGCGACCGCGACTAACCCTTCGTACACTGGCGTGTTCCTGGTGACCGAATATCAGCCGATGGCTTCGAGCATTGGCGACCTCGCAACGCTTTCGGTGACGTGGCCGACCGCGGGCACTGCTGGTATCACGCGAGGCACTGCCTAACTCATGGATCCCATTAACCTACAAATCAAGTTCCTTGACGGTTCCACGAAAGACGTGGCAACGGTTGCCTCTGACCTAATTGCGTTCGAGGCACGGTTTGACATGAGCATTGTCAAACTGAACTCTGACCTTCGACTGACACACTTGTTCTTTATGGCGTGGCATGTTGAGAAGCGTACGGGGGCAACCGTTGCCGACTTTGATGCGTGGTGCGAGCTGGTGGGCAGCGTAGATTTGCCAGCCCCAAAAGGATCAAAGGGTTAGGCGACTCGTCAGCCCATTGGTTTATCGCTTCGTTGGCAGTTGAGACGGGCATTGCTCCGTCTGTGTTGTTGGCTGAGGAGCCGCGCATGTTGTGGACTATGCACCGTTATTTGGTTGCGAGGTCGCAAAAGCATTCGGGCAAACGTTGAGACCGGTTGGTGCTTTTCGTTAGGTTGTTCGTCTTTGACGGTAGACTTCCTACAAAGAGGGAGTTGTCATGGTGATTCGGCCTACTATGCGCGCAGAGGGTGTGCGGGAGGTCATTGCCGAACTCAAGAAGATTTCTCCCGAGCTGGTGAAGCAGTTGCGGAAGGATTTGCGCTCCGGTGTGCAGCCGACTGCGAAGGCTGTTGTGGCGGCGTATCCTATTGCTCCCCCATTGTCGGGCATGGCAAACGAGGGCCGTTTGGCGTGGGGTCGTGTGCGCGGGTCGGTGTCAATCACGCCGGGAAGGTCTCGTAGGTATCGGCAAACGTCGAGTCTGGTTGCGATCAAGGTGACCGGTTCGCCTGACGCTGGTGTGCGTATGGCGGAGTTGGCTGGCTCGAGGTCGAACGGTTCTTCTCGGCAGGGGCAGAACATGATTGCGGTCTTGAATCGTCGTCAACCGATGAAGGGTCGCGGAGGTCGGTTTGCGTTCGACACATTTCGTAAGAACCGCGATCAGGTCGTGAAGGTTGCCGATGAGGTTATTCGTCGTTATGCCGCAATCGTGTCTCGGAGGTTGAAGTAATGCCTATCATTCTGCCGATTCTGTATAAAGACGACCCGAAGGCGTTACGGGCGGCTGAAAGGCGTTTGGAACAGTTCGGAAAGAACGTTGCGAAGGTTACGGTTGCTAGTTTCGCGGGTGCGGGTTTGGCGGCGGCAAAGTTTGGCTTCGATTCGGTGCGGGCGTTCGCTGAGGCTGAGCGGGCACAGCTTGAACTGCAATTTGCGTTTGAGAAGTTTCCGAAGTTGGCGGATACAAACGTTGATGCGCTAAACCGTCTGAACACTGCGTTGATGAAAAAGACGCGGTTTGACGATGATGCGATCGCGTCGGCGCAAGGTTTGCTTGCGTCTTTTCAGCTGACTGGTAAGCAGATCACGGATTTGACTCCGCTGTTGCTGGACTATGCAGCTCGCACGGGCCGCGATTTGCCTTCTGCTGCGGAGGCGCTCGGTAAGGCAATGTTGGGCCAGGGTCGTGCGCTGAAAGAAGTCGGCATCGATTTCGAAGATGCGGGCAGTCTGGCCGGCAACTTCGATCAGATCATGGCGGGTCTGCGCGAGCAGGTTGGCGGCTTTGCGGAAAAGGATGCAGACACTGCTGCGGGCAAGCTCGAGATGCTCCGCAACCGGTTTGGCGAGGTGCAGGAGCGTGTCGGGGAAGCGTTGATGCCAGCCCTTGATCGTTTGCTGGATTGGCTTGAGGGTGACGGCATTCGCGCGATGGAAGATTTTGCGGGCTGGTTTGCCGGCGACGGCATGGAGGGCATTCAAGCATTTATTGATGTCATTTCGCAGATGGGCGAGGATGGCACGCTGGTGCCGAACATCATTGCGGGTTTGACGGCGATCACTGCTGCGCAATGGTTGCTCAATGCGGCAATGGCGGCAAACCCTGTCGGCTTGATCATTGCGGGCATCATTGCGCTCGGTGCTCTCATTGCGGCAATCATTATCAACTTTGATCAGGTCAGCCGGTTTATGCAAGAAACGGGCGCAAACGTGATGATCTTCCTCGGTCAAACGCTGAACAATATTAGTAGTTTTTTCAATGATGCCTTCGGCGGTATCCGCGACGTGATCAACGCTATGGCCGAGGGTCTGAACAATTTCTACGCGGCAATCGGGGTGAGCACGAGACTGCAACTAATTAGCAAAAACCCAGACACTGAGCTTGGCGACGACATGATCCGCAACGGGCAACGGTCGCTTGTGGCTCTCCGTGGTGGCACTGGTGGCGGTAGCGGTTCCGGTTATACCCGAATGGCTCGTGGTGGTCTCGTGGTTGGCCCGACAAGGTCTTTGATTGGTGAGGGTGGGCCGGAGGTTGTTGCACCTTACGATCAGTTCATTGACACGTTGAGCATGGCTAACGGTGGTGGCGGAGCGGTCTATAACGTGACTGTGAACGCGGGCATTGGTACCGATGGTGTGTCTGTGGGGCGCGAGATCGTGAAGGCGATCAAACGGTATGAGCGGGCTTCTGGGCCTGTGTTTGCGGGTGCCTAATGGCTATCCGCGTTGACTTCAATACAGGCACGACTGCGGCTCCGGTGTGGTCGGACATTACGAGTTTTGTGCGGTCGGTGTCTGTATCTCGCGGCAAAGACGAGTTGCTGGATGGGTTTTCGGCAGGGTCGGCAAGCATCGTTTTAGACAATCTGGATCGAAGGTTTGACCCGTTGTATTCGTCGTCGCCGTATGCGGGTGCGATTGTGCCGCGTCGAGCTGTGCGCGTGTTTGCTGATTACGGTACGTCGGGCACGGTTACGCGCACTAACTTGGCGTTGAACCCTTCGACTGAATACCCGGTCATTACGGTCGAGCCTGACAGGGCGTACATTGGCACGGCGACGGCATGGAGTAGCAACATTGGCCCGGATACCGTTCTGAGGTACGGTCTGCCGGCTTCGTCGCTACCGTTCGGATCTGTCGCAATCCTGTTTGAGCCGACAGCGATTTCTACAAACTTTGCGGCAACTGCTGGCACCTACTACACGGCATCGGCCTACCATTCGACGGGAGGCGTTGACTCTCGAGGTCTGCTAACCGTGCAGCTCATTTTGACGTGGCTTGATTCTGGCGGTTCACCTATCGGGCCTCCGTTTACGCAATCGGCTGCGCCTTCGACGGACTGGACTCAAATCTTTGTTACAGCACAGGCACCAACGGGGGCCGTTGCGGGTCGAGTAGAGTTCAGTCGCACTCGAGACAGCTCGACGGTAACGCCGGCTTATTACCTGCTTGACGCGGTACTGGTCGAGGAGGGTCGCACGTTGAACGCTTACTTCGACGGCGATCGTGGACTAGCTGGGCCGACCGCTGTCTATTCGTGGAATGGCACGGCAGGCAGCGCAACCTCCACAGCAACGTTCACGCAAGAAACGGGATTCGTTTTCGCTGGCTACATTGACGACTGGGATTTGTCGTACGAGATCGGTGGCAACAATACGGCGACAATCAAAGCGTCTGACGGTTTCAGCCTTCTGGCAAATCAGACGATCGAGAATCAGACGATGCCGGTGGAGTTGACTGGCGGGCGCATCAGTCGGCTGATCAACTCGGAGCAAATTGCGTGGCCTATCAATGCGCGAAACATTGAGGTTGGCGTGAAGTTTGTTGGCGAGGATGTGGCCGACAACGCAAACGCATTGTCTTACCTGCAAGAAGTTGAACTGTCAGAGCTCGGGCAGTTGTTTGTGGCAAAAGACGGCGACCTGACGTTTTTGGATGCGACGCGCAACAACCCGAACCCTGACGACTCGGTGGCGACGTTTGCGGATGACGGTTCGGGCATTCCGTTTACGGCGTTGCAGGTTGTGTACGGTTCGGAACAGCTCGCAAACGTGCTTGAAGTTGATTGGCCGGGCGGGTCGGAGATCGGCACGAATCAAGAGTCGATTGACGCTTACGGTGTTACAAGTTTGAGTGCTGACACGTTGAATCAGAACGCTGACGATGCCGCATATTTGGCGAACTATTACACGACTCGGTTCGGGCAGCCGCAATATCGGATCGACTCGATCCTGGTCAACGTGTTCAGTTTGTCGAGCGCGAATCAGACGGCGGTGCAAGGTTTGGAACTTGGCGACGTTGTGACGGTGAAGTTCACGCCGAAGGTTGGCCCGCAAATTGTGCAGTATGCCAAGGTTGTGCGAATCAACTCCACGATCGTTGATGGGGCGAAACGGTACGAGGTCGAGTTTGGTTTGGAAACTTTCCAGTCTTTCCCGATGATTCTGAACGATGCCGAATATGGGAAACTTGATGACGATTATGTGCTCGGATTTTAGGGGAGTGAACTATGGCTAAGACTTTCGCAAGCGGTGAGGTGTTGACGGCATCCGATGTGAACGTGAACTTGGCGACGTTTATGCCGATGATTCCGACGAGCGTTGCGGGCACTGGGGTGTCTTTCAATACGACGACTGGGCTGGTTACCCTCTCCGGGGCTTCCACAGCCTCTCTGAACGGCGTATTCACGTCAGAGTACTCTCGCTACGTTATCCATTATGACTTCCCTACGACGAGCACAGGGCTGACGTTTACGGCACGGTTGCGAGTGTCGGGTAGTGACAACTCGAGCGCGGTTTACGACCAACAGCGAATGCTGTCACGAGGCGATTCGGCAACTCCGACGAGCTCAAATCAGCCGGGCTTGACTGCGTGGTCGTTTACGACGAATACAAACACTCGGCTCATCGTTGGCTCGTTAGAGGTCATACGGCCTGCTACGGCGACTCAGACAATGGCAACCGGTCAATCGTTTACGACGAACGACCCGGCAACGGCTGCGGCCTCAACTGGTGTGATTCAGTTCGGAGGGTTCCACCGAGACGCGACGGCGTTCGACGGCATTTCTTTCATTTGCACGACCGGTAACGCAACCGGCACCATGAAGATTTATGCGTATAACTGATGGGCGCGCAACTGCAAGCGTTCTATAACGAACCTAAACATCTCGGCAACCTGTTCGGTGTTCGAGGGCCGTTTTATGGGCCGCGCGGTCACCTCGGCGTGGACTTCAACCGTCACCCCGCGGGGACTCCGATTCCGTCGTGGACTGCCGGGCTCGTCGCAGCTGTGTCGAAGTCGCGCAATCTGGGCTGGCTCATCATCGTTCGCCGCACCGACGGTCTATTCGCGGGCTTCTGCCACCTGGTCGAGCAGCCGCGTCTGACCGTTGGCGATCGTGTGAACGTGGGCGACATCGTCGGCAAGGTCGGAAGTACCGGTTTGTTCTCGACTGGGCCGCACCTTCACGCGACGCTTGAGCCAGCAATTACAATTGGCACAGTCAACGCAACAGATCCCCTGCCGTATATTCGCAAGGCCGTGCAACCGTCAACCCGTCGAAAGGGCACCATGTCTACGTTGTTTTTTACCAAGCAGGGCAACAAGGTTCTGTATGCGTTGGCGGGCGATTCTCCGGGCACGGAAGCAAACTGGTTGGAGACGGCAGACCAAGGGCTTGCGAACGCTTTGGCAGCTCAGCACGGCAACGCGGCAGAACTGTCTACGGCTTCGTTTGCAAGTTGGAAGGCCCGCTACCAGCAGCCGGTGCAAACCGTGGGCGGGGCTGTGTCTTCGCAGATCACCGGAACCTTTACCGCCACCGTCTAACCCTCCGCCCTAGGAGGGGCCATGTCTGACGCAACTGAACCATCGACCCGCATTACGCTGGGAACAATCTACGCAAAGCTGCTCGACGTTGAGAAGAAGGTTGATCCGATTCCTGACCAGGTGCGCGACCACGAGGTGCGTATTCGTGCGATCGAAAAGTATTTGTGGGTGTGGATTGGTGCGGCGGGTGTCGGCGGGGCAAGTTTGGCGCAAGTCATAAACACGTTCATTAGTCAGTAGGGGTTGCCATGTCTACCGTTGTGAGTTCAGATTTTCCGGGGCTGTGCAATTTCGTGCAGGGTTTCTCGGGCCGCTTTTCTAAGCAGTTCACTTATTCGCTGAGCGGGTCTCCGGTGAACGTGACCGGGTGGACTGCTTCGTTTACCATTCGGGACAGCTCGACTACGTTGTTGACGGCGACGGTTGGGGCGGGCATCACGTTGGGAGGCGCTGCGGGTACCATCACGGTTGCGTTTACCTCAACGCAAATGGCGGGCGTGCCGGCTGGTTCGTATGACTACACGTTGCGGTTAGTGCCTTCTGCCGGGCAAGAGTTCCCGTTCATGGCTGGCACGTTGACGGTGACTGATGTCTGACATTTTGGTTTCGGTCACTTCGACTCCGGTCGAGGTGACGGTTGAGGGTGATGACATTGCGGTGTCGGTTACTTCGACGGCTGTTGCTGTGGAGGTTGGGCAGTCCGGGCCGCAAGGCGCTACTGGCGCGACGGGTGCCACTGGTGCGACGGGTGCGCAGGGGCCGTCGGGCACGATCTCGGTAACGTCTCCGATTACGAACTCGGGTACGTCTACGGCGGCAGTGCTCGGCTTTGACCAGGCCGCACAGAACACGACGAACGATGCCCGATATCTGCTCATTGGCGGCACGGTCACTTCGGGCACAATTTTGGGGGGCACACCGTAATGCCAGCTCAAACAACTATTCGAGTGCGGCAGGGAACAGCAGCCGAGTGGACTTCAACTAATCCGACGTTGGCGGCTGGCGAGCACGGCTACGAAACTGATACCGGGTTGACAAAGATCGGTAACGGTACGTTGGCGTGGAACTCGCTGGGGTACATCGGCGCGGGCACCAAATACGAAACCGGTTTTTACTATTCGACTCCGGGAACTCGTTCGACCGCAACCCGTAACCAAAACGTGCTTACCCTGTTGCCGTTCCGCGTGGAGTCGGCGCACACGTTCACTGGGATTGCGGTTGACGTAACGGGTGCAGGTCAGGCCGGTTCGTTGTTGCGTTTGGCTGTGTATACGGGCACTCCCCAGGGTGTTCCGTCAACCTTGCTCATTGATGCGGGCACGGTTGCCGGTGACGGTGCAACAGGCGTAAAGGCGATTACCGGTTTGTCGATTCCGTTGAGGCCCGGTTATTGCTTTCTTGGGGTGGCTTTTCAGTCGGCGGCAACGACGCGGCCTACTGTGCGTACGTTGCTCGGCAATGTTCCCGGCGCACCGCTGGTGACTACTAACTTCTCGAGCGGTTCGGGTTGGACTGTTACGGGCGCATCGGTGAGCGGTGCGTTGCCGTCAAGCATTAGTCCGTCGCTCACGGATACGGCTGCGGCTGCGGCGTTGATCGCATGAGGGCTTTCATTGCTTACGGGCCTGGCGGGTATTGCGAAAACTGCCACGACCACGATCACCCGGTCAACAACATCGTCGAGTACATCGAGCTGCCCGACGAGCCGACCTCGGAATGACTTTCGCCTGACACCAACTACACACACGAGAGGGACATCATGTTCAGTAACAATCCTCGCGTGCGGCAGATCGTTTACGGTCTTGCCGTCGCATCTCAAATTGCTTCGTTTTTTGTGGCAATCGTCAACCCTGACCTGGCGAACGCTTTTGTGGCGACGGCTGGCGTTCTGTCAACTGTTGCGGGCGTTACTGCGTTGACGAACGTGCACGCGAACGCGGTCGTGGATTCGTACCCGGAGGAGCTGGGCTATTCGGTGAAGGCGGATGACGTTTGATCGGCACGGAACAGGTTGACGGTTACGCCTGCCCGGTCGATCCGATGGAAGCTTTGAACTGCGAGTCCTGCCAGTAACACCCAGAACGACTAGCGCCCCTCGGGGCTGACTTCACAAGAGTCAGCTTCGGGGGGCGCTTTTGTTGTGTAGAAAACACTTGACTAATGTCGTTAGTGCGTCATAGGGTGCTGGCATGACAGAAAACAAGCAGCCGATGACGGCGACCGAGGTCGCAACCGTTCTCGGCCTACCTCGCAGAACTATCCAACGACAAGCCAAAGCGGGAGACCTTCCCACCATTGGCAAGCTTCCCGGCAGTCGGGGCGCTTACCTGTTTGACCGTGACGCAATCCTGGAGCGTGCAGCGTGAACGGGCAACGTCGAAAGCGTCGGCCTGTGCTCGACTTCCTCATTGCGACGGCGGTCACGATCGCATTCTTTGCAGTGTTGTCGATCCCAGCACTGACCCTCATCGTTTCGGGTGTGCTCATTGCGTTTCTTCTTCTTGGGGTTGCCTCGTGAACGGGTACGCGGAAAGCGTTGCGGAAACGATTGCCTTCGAGCATGGGGAGCTCACATTGCTTGCGTTGGCAGGCAGTCGGGCCGCGTTTGACGCGCTTATGGCTTTGGCTGTGCAAACGGGCTACACAGACGGTTTCGCTACGGCGGTAACCCAGTGATGCTTGCAAGTGTGTTTGCGGCTCTGGCGGTCTTGTGTGGCGTTTCAGCATGGGTCTCGTATCGTCTACAACCTCGCTACAAAAGAAAGGGCAACTGATGAACACTGTTCCGACGCTTCTTTGGGATGATTCGCCGCGTGTGCGACACTCCGACCCGATCACTTCACATGAGGCAGCCGACTCGACTAACGTGCGACCTTCGCACTGGTCAGTCGTCTGGTATCTCACAACTCATGGCCCGTCTGCGCAGTGGGAAGCAGAAAAGTTCTTGCGTAGTGAGTGGTCGCCTTCGCGTGTGCGTTCTGCGTTCTCCGAGCTCGAGGCGCTCGGCAAAGTTCGACGCACTGACGAGTTCCGGCAAACACCCTCGGGTCAACGCGCACAAGTTTGGACTGTCGCGTGATCCCGGTGTGGGCTGTCTCGTCACAGACAGAAGCAAACCCGCGACTCATTGAGATTCTGTGCGATGGAGACAACCCGGCACGCGAGATTCTTTTGCCGCAACTGGTCATTGTCTGATGTCGTCGGGACAATACTTGCAGACGTTCGACGTGCAAGCCGTGTGCGGGCACTGCCCGTTCGCTGGTTTGGTAGAAGCCAGATTCGACCCGGAAGTAGATACGCATTCGTATGCGTGGACTTGCCCGGAGTGCGAGTGGGTTGAGGAGGCAAATTTCTGATGTTGACACCACATGAACCGTTTAGCGGTGTTGCGTTTCGCGTGCATGGCACTCCGGCTCCGCAGGGGTCTAAGCGTGCGTTCGTTGTGAAGGGTCGGGCGGTTGTCACTGACGTAAACCCGGCGACGCTGCGTACATGGCGTGAGGATGTGAAGCACGCTGCGTTGGAGGCGATGGGCGGGCATCCTCCGATGACTGGGCCGGTGGAGGTCGTCGTGACGTTTACGTTGCAGAAGCCGAGGTCGGTGAAACGTGACTTGCCGAGTGTGCGGCCTGACCTGGACAAGTTGGTGAGGTCCACGTTTGACGCTTTGACTTCGGCGGGCGTGTATGCGGATGACTCGCAGGTGGTGACGTTGTCGGCGTTGAAGGTGTACGGGATTCATCCAAGTGCTGAGGTGATCGTGCGCATGGTTGATACGCAAACGAGAGAGAAGGTAGCGGCATGAGTGTTTTATCGGCACTAATTGATTCAACGATGATTGAGCGCGCGGCGGAGGCGGGTTACCACGCGGCGATGACGTTTGCCAAAGACGGGGTCATTTACGAGCAGTGGACAAACCTTCCTGAGTACTGGAAACAGATCTACCGAGCGCAAGCAAGAGCAATTGCGGGGGTACTGGCGTGATTCTTACGGGCGAGGGCGCTCCGCACGCTTTGAACCAGTTAGCGCGTGAGCAGATGAAGCTCAAATTGCTTGCGGATATTCGCGTGGATTTGGTCGTGTGTGAGTTGGAGGGTTGGAACCCGCGCGACTACTTGCGTGATTTGCATGAAGTGATCGCGCAGCATGATCCGTGCGCAAAGAAGGTGGTCGCGTGATTCACGCTGATCGATTCATTGAGACGAGCGAGAACCGTGACGCATGGTTAGCAGCTCGACGCAGTCTTGTAACCGCTACGGAGGTGGCGAAGGCGGCAACGCCTGCCGGTTTGCGTGACGTGCTGGCGGAGCGGGCAAACCCGACCGAGATCGAGGACAACGCGTACATGGCGTTTGGCCGCGATAACGAGGACTGGATTTGCCGGTACTTGAAGGCGGAGTTCGGGTTGATGCCGAACCGTTGGCTTATCGCGTCGGAGGAGTTCCCGGAGCACGCTGCGACCCCTGACGCGTTGTCGCTTGACCACGAGTGGATTGGCGAGATCAAGACGGGGGGCAAAGTACCGTTGGACAAGAACGGTTTGCTGGTTCCGCCGATTGCTCACCGGCGACAAATGCAATGGCAGCTCTATTGCACTGGTGCCCAGGTATGCGCATACGCATGGCTCCTTCGAACCGAGGTCGGCGGCGTATTCGTGCCAGCGTGGATGGAACCGCAAATTGTGATCGTTCCGCGTGATGAAGAAATGATTGCCGACCTCGTGCGGGTGGCAGACCAACTATTGATCGACTTTGAAGGATGGGCAGCAAAGTAATGGGCATTGATTTGGAAGCGGTTCTGGCGCGAACGACGACAACGCCGAGTGGGTGCATGGAGTGGAACCGAGCGCGTAGCAAGTACGGGTACGGCCAGCTTTGGGACGGCGCGAAAGTCGTATACGCACATCGGGTCGTTGCTGGTCTTGTTCACGGCGCGGCAACGCCAGGGAATGAAGTTCTTCACTCCTGCGACAACCCACCGTGCGTCAACCCTCAACACCTGTCGTGGGGCACTCGCGCCGAAAACATGCGCGATGCGTCTGAGAAGGGACGGCTTGTTGAAAAACGACACGCTACTGGTGAGGCCCATCCAGCAACTCCGCTTAAGACCGAGGACGTCTTGAGCATTCGCGCGCGACGGGCTGGCGGGGAAATCTACCGCACTATCGCAGCGGACTACGGAATCAGTATTGCTGCTGTGCACAACATTGTGCGCCGCGTGACTTGGAAGGAAGTGATTTAGACATGGCTGGACAATTCCGACTTGAGGACTACGAGACCGTAGACAGTCGTATCAAGCGGTTTTATACCGACAACCCGACTGGGCGTATCAACACGGAGTTGGTGGCCGCTGAGGGGCCTGTGGGGGCTACTCGGTGGATTGTGAAGGCTTCGGTCTGGCGTTCGGGCGACACGATCGACGCTGACGGTACTGGTTATGCGTTTGAGGTTGATGGTTCGGGCGGCATGGCGAACAAGACTTCGGCGCTCGAGAACGGCGAGACCTCCGCGATTGGGCGGGCACTGGCAAATATTGGCTATTCGGGTGACAAGCGGGCTTCGCGTGAAGAAATGGCGAAGGCGACTGTAAACCGTGTTGCGGCTCCCGATTGGAAGGTGCGGGTGTCAAACGCGGCTGATTTGGCAGACCTATCGACCATTCATGCGGAGGCGGTGCTTGAGGGTTGGGCGACCCCGGAACTCATGCAGGCGTTGACGCAGCGTAAAGCCGAGCTGGGCAAGGCGACATCGTGACCGATTACACACCGTCGAGCGTGGTTGCGGCGTTGTCGTTGATTGCGCGGCAGATTGACGAGAAGGCGGCAGAGATTGCTGTGCTTGACGCGCAGGCGGTGGAGGCAAGGCAGGCGTACAAGAAAGCCTACGCACGCGCATTTCTGTCAAGTGATGGGGCGATGGATGTGCGTCGGTATCGGGCCGAGGAGGACACGGCAGACCTGTCGTTGTCTGCGGAGTTGGCGGAGCAGGTGTTGCGTGCTGGGCGTGAGTCGTTGCGGGTGTTGCGTGATCGGCTCGAGGTCGGGCGCTCGGTCGGGTCGATTATGAAAATGGAGTGGGCATCTTGACCGAGCTGTTCGAGTTGGATGCGGAGACCGTGCGTCGCGTGCTTGCGGCGGTCACCGAGCAAATGTTGACGCGATCGTTCGGCCCTGCGTCTATCGCTCGTATTGCACGTGACTTTGGAGTTGACAATGACTGAGCCTTACTACCAAGACGACTTTGTGACTTTGTATCACGGCGACTGCCTCGAGGTGACGGAGTGGTTGGCCGCTGACGTTCTTGTGACCGACCCGCCTTATGGTGTGGCCTTCCAATCGTCCAAGACGATTGGAAGCAAGCGTCACGCAAAGATCGCGGGCGATCAGTCAATTGATGCTCGAGACAATGCCTTGCGCGTATGGGGCGACAAGCCCGCGTTGGTGTTTGGAACTTGGCGCGCAAGCCGACCAGCAAACGTGCGCCAAAGGCTTTTGTGGGTGAAGGGTGATGACCCCGGCCTGGGTGACTTGACGATGCCTTGGGGCTACGGCGACGAAGAAGTTTACGTTATCGGTCACGGTTGGGAGGGTGCCCGTCGAACCAACGTGTACCGAATGCCAAAAGTTGCGCACGCCAACAATCCGGGGCACCCGACACCAAAACCGATTCCTCTTATGGAAGCGTTGATTGAGTATGCGCCTCAAGGTGTGATCGCTGACCCGTTCGCAGGTTCGGGGGCCACCTTGCTTGCCGCTCGGAATCTGGGCCGGCGCGTTGTTGGCGTGGAGTTGGAAGAACGTTACTGCGAGCTGATTGCCAAACGACTGGCGCACGAACCGCTGCGCATGTGGCCAGCACGCGACGAAACTCGGTCATCGGGTTGGTCTGGCAGTGAGCAGCCATTCGATTTTGAGGGGCTGAGCGCATGACCAACTGGCGAGATGAAGCGTTATGTGCAACGACGGCACCCGATGCGTTTTTTCCCGAGGGCAACGAATCTGCTGCTATGGCAAAAGCGATATGTGCGCAATGTCCGGTGAAACAGCAATGTCTTGACTATGCGGTGGAGACTCGTGAGAACGATGGTGTGTGGGGTGGTTTGACTCCGGCGGAGCGACGCAAGTTGTGGGTGCGGGCTGATGCACCTTTGGGTCGGTGGACTCCTCCTCGGGGTGCTGATTGGGGTGATGTGTTGAGTGCTCATCGTGCTGGCGTTTCGGTGCTTGAGATTGCGGATCGGTTTGGGATTTCGGAGCGGTCTGTGTATCGAATTGTTGCGTTGGCTGGTGGTTCGGCATGAACTGTCCAGCTGAGCACAAGCACGCCGAAGTTTCGACCTGTTACGTCATTCACAAGTGCCGTTGCGCACCTTGCACGACTGGTCAACGCGATCGTGCTCGCGTGAGACGGCGTGCGCAGTTGTACGGCCAGTGGGTTGACCCTTATGTGGATGCCGCTCCGGTGCGTGCGCACGTTCGCATGTTGCAAGAAGCCGGCATGGGGTGGAAGCGCATCGCTGAACTGTCAGGGGTTGGCAACACTGCGGTGTCGCAGCTGATCTACGGGCGCAAAGGGTCGAACAGTGACCCGCGCAAGGGCCAGGTGTTGAAGCGGGTTTTGGCGGTGAAGGCGGAGAAGATTCTTGCGGTCAGGCCTGACGTGTCGAATCTGCGTGATGGTGCTTTGGTGTCGTCGCAGGGTTTCGCGCGGCGTGTGCAGGCGTTGGTGGCTTGCGGTTGGTCATTGTCGAAGATTGCGAGACGGCTTGATGTCAGCCCGACCAATATGGGGTCGATGTTGAGAAGGCCGGCTGTTTCGGCTGCGCACCATCGGGCGATGGTCGAATTGTTTGACGAGCTGTGGAATGTGAAGCCTGCGCATGAGGAGTGGCGGGATTTGATTGCTTACAAGCGGTCGTTGCGTTTGGCGCGTGAGCGTGGGTGGGTTGCTCCGTTGGCGTGGGATGACATTGACGCTGATGTGGAGCCGCCTACGGCTGAGGCTGTTTCGGTT